GTGCTCCGCCACGCCTTTGCAGGGGGGGTCGTAGAATACTGGTTACTGGGGGGATTCGTATCATTTGCTGGGCTTTTTCGATTCAATGTAAGCCGAGACATCAGAGCAAATGGAGATGAACTCATCGTGGGTCATCCTTCCTTTGACCAAATTGGCATCAGCCGTGACCCATTGTAAGTTTGATTCATCATTGGTTCCTCCGCGAGACACCGGCACCTTGTGATCCACGTGAGCATTCCTATCCAACCTCTTTCCAGTGTAAGCGCACCTGCCTCTCTGTCTGTACCAAACCTTTGACAGCACAGTACACAAAGTTTCGGCATCAAAACCCGATACGCGGGCGACCGCAGCACAAGCACGGATAAAAAAGAAACGACGACGATAGTACTTCTTAGATGATAAATGCTTAATCAATTTCCACCTGTCAGGATTAGCCTTTCGGTACTCAGCGTTCTTGAGAAGTTTGGCCTCCTTGTTGGCGTAATAATAAGCCTTAGCATTTGCACGCGAGCGAGCACGATTGGCTTCGAGGTTCTTGTAATAATACTTCAAAGCCTTAGACCTTTGCTCTTCTGGAATCTTCTGTTTAGGCATAAATAATAGGTTCTATTTATGCTTATTGTGGCAACCTCTCGGAGTCTTCGCCGGACCCTTGATTGCCGCCAAGGGGGTCTGGTCGGTCACGAACCCACCGAAGCACTGAGGGTCGGCCGCCAGCCTGATCGCGTTGGCCTTCTTGTGGACGGCCTGCTTTGTGCATCCGTACATCTTCGCGATGTCAGGAGCGGACAGACAGCCAGGCATCTCGAGGGCCCACCGGGTCAGCTCGATGTAGCGCCGCACCTTCATCTCGTTCGTGTGCGAAAGCGTGTCGATGAAGTGCTTGAGCACACGGCCGACGTGATCACGCGAGATAAACGAGTCCGTCTCGATGCGCGGCTCGACGTTGTCAGTAGTCGCCCAGGCGCCGTGGTTGGGCTTTACCTCGAACACGTGCCGAGGCTGGACCATCTCGCGGTAGGGCAGCACGCCGCCGTCCCGCAGCTTATCCTGCGTCTGCTTGGGCAGGGAGAAGAACCAACGGTCGAAAGACCGGGCTTCCTTCGCCGGTGCGGTCAGATCGTGCAAGGTCTTCCTCATTGGTCGTCGGGAGTATCCGTCAAGGATGTTGGCTGGGGCAAGTGGCAAAGGTTGTGCCAGTATCCATCAGGTTCATACCTGAGCAATCCCCTGCGGGTGAACCTGTAGGTCAGGGACGAATACTTCCCTTTGTAGTCGATGGTCTGTTCGACGATCGCCTTTAGTTCGTCGGTGGTCATCCGCTCGGGCCAGGTACTCACCAGCGATCTCAGGCTTTCGTTCTTCTGCTCCTTGACTGCCTTTGCCTTCTCGGTGGCCTGCCTTCGGATAGCCTCCATCTTCTCCGGCTGTTCCCTCCAGGCTTTCTGCCTGTGCCTGGTCAGTGCGAGCTTACGGAGCACCCATCCTCTCCGCGCCTTGGTACGGTCAGGCTTAGTCATCGCGTTAGACTTGCCTCCTCGCCAGAGACTCGGTCGAACCCCGAGCGTAAGCGACAAGGGGTGAGACTAGAGTCACCCTTATACGGAGTATAGGGGACGGAAGTTGAGTTGGATGTTGAGAAGGGATTTATCATTAGCCTTAGGGTCGGGGTACGGGTGTTGACCCTCAGTTGATGTTCAAACGCCTTGGCGACCCCTTAGCGGGGCTGGAATCGCTATGTCCTGAGGCGGTGGGGGTCGTGTTTTGGGAGGGGGGTGGGCTGTATTCCCAGCGGATGACCCCTTTCTCGGCGGCGTGGCGGATGTAAATCTCGCCCTTGAACTGGTCTTCGTGGTCCTTGAGTCCTGCCCTTCCCCGGCGCTTGGTCAGGCCGAACTTGTAGATTGGTTCCTCTCCTTGGCAGCGGAACAGGACGGCGACCTCGCGGAAGTAGTTCGTGAACTCGGACGAACCGAGGCCGGCGTAGGCAAGGTCGGCGACAGTCTGGCCTTCCTTGTCGCTGGCCGACTTAGGTTTCCCCGTGTGGTGCATGGCGACAAGGACGGCCCCGGTCTCCAAAAGGATCGGGGCGAGGTCGTGTCGGAGAAAATGGGAAGCCTGCTCTTGGTCAGAGATGTCGATGCCCGCGAACGAAAGCAAGGGGTCGACGTAGACGATGTCGGCGCGGTGGCTGACAATCAGGTCGCGCAAGGCCGTCGTGAAGGCCGTACCCGTCGAGACAGTGTCGCGGAAGATGGCGAGGCCGTCTTTCAGCTGGGCTTGTTCGTCTTTGGTCAAGTATGCTCCCGCCACGACATCCTGCAAGGCTTCGGCCACGTCGCCCGCGTCGTTCTCCGCTTGGAGAATGATGGAGCGCAGCGGCTTCACAGGCTTGATGCCGAAGAAGTCACGGCCAAGAGTCCAGTGGACGGCGGCCTGCATCATCAGGGACGACTTGCCTGTCCCCGACTGGCCGACGATGAGGAGCGAACCGCCCTTGCAGAGCCAGCGATTGCCGAGGATGTTGTTCGGGTCGGCTTTTCTGTCGGCGGCGAGCAACGCGTCGAAGTCCATGCGTTGCGGCCCGGTCTTCTTCGTCGCCCTTGCCGTCGTCGCCTTGAACTGGCCTTCCGCGTATGCCAGGACGGCGGACGGGTCGGCGTTGGGGTCTTCGGCGAAGGTTGCCGTCTTGGAGGCCGTGTCCTTGATTCGGCGCAGGACGGCTTGGCGGCGGATCAGGTCGGCGTGGGACGGATTGTAGGCGGCGAAGCCGGAATCCGTCGTCAGCGTCGAGACGAACGCGTCGGGGTTCGGGAACTTGGTCGGGCGGAGGTAGGCGCTGACAGTGAAGTCGTCGGCCTTGTCGCCTTTCTCCTCGATGGCCTTGATGGCGTAGGCGATGTCGGACAGCAGCGGCTCCGAGAAATCTCCGGGAAGCAAGTCAGGCGGGAAGGGCAAGGCGTCTCGGATGAGGACGCCGAGAAGGTGTCGTTCCGCTTCGGGCGAGGCGGGATGGATGGAAGGCATAGTCAGACCAGGCGCGAGCCGTCGATGATTCGCTTAGCGATGATTTCGCAATAACGCTCGGACATCTCGATTCCGACCGAAGGGACGCCAAGGTTGGCCGCAGCCAGAAGAGTCGTTCCAGACCCAGCAAACGGGTCGATGACTTTCTTGGGGACCGTGATTCGGATGATGCGTTCCATTAGCTCGACCGGAATCTGGCAGGGATGCTCGGTCTTTTCCGATGATACGTTCTTTACCTGATTGATTTCCCACCAATCGTAAAGTCTTGCGCGCTTACCAGCGGCGATGCGTTCGGCGATGCGAGGATCTGTCGGGTTCTTGTAATCTTGGCCGTCCAATCGGAAGTCGGGCTTGCAACCAAACCATGCAACAGACCGATGCTGACGCGGAGTATTGGATGGATAGACCCATGCGACGACACGTTCTGGGAACCTGTCCATGGCCTTTGCGATGCGATACATGGCCTCGGGGTAATGGATAAGCACGGCGGCTTCCGAAAAGACGGCGGCCATGAACTTGAAATAGGACTCCTCGTCCATTCGGTCTTCGCAATCATCGTAATGGTAGCCGACGTTATAAGGCGGGTCGCTTATAAGGACGGAACCTTCGGTCTCGATCGATGAATACAGAAGTTCCTCGACCTTGCCGTGATAAAGGGTCACGGCTCCCTGTTGGAAGTATGGAGTGGGCATGGGAAGGTGGCTTGTGGGGTGGTGCGTCCCCGTGGTCAAGGTGCTTTAACTTTTAAAGGGTGGGCCGTAGTGGGCCATCAGGATAAGGCGTCCCTTGCTCAGTACGCGGTACTTGCGGCATTCGAGCTTGCCAATCTGAATGGCCTTGCGGATGTAGTCCCCGGCATGGGCTTGGCATTTGAATCCCCACTTGCTCATCCACTGTTGACGCGTGAAAAATCCCTTGGGCGGCTTCTCGGCGGTCTGGTGGATGGCCGACATGACGGCGGCGAGGATGGGGTCGGTCTTCTTGCGCGCCCAGACCATCTTGTGTTTGGATGGATTGCTCATCGGGCTTTCGGGGTGAAGACCTTTAGGTCTGTGTTCCAGATCCATCGGTTACCCACTCGGTGTACCAAAAAAACCTTCCAGTCTTGGCCGTCGACCCATCCTGCCGCGAAGCCTGAACCCCAGCGGGACGTGGCAAGGCGATGCGACGCGTACGCCATCGCGTCCTTCTGGCAGAGGCACCCAGCACTGAACGCGGCGCCCCCTTCGGCCTTGGTCAGGTTGACCTGGCTCAAGGTGTGCGTGTGTCCGTGGATCAGCGCGCCCCCTCGGTCCGCGTAATGCTTCCCCTGTTCGGCCGTGGCGTTGAGGCCGTGGGCGTAGCCGTGGATGAAGGCGACAGGCCCGAGGCGATAGACACCCTTCTCGGCG